GGGGCTTCCTTTAGCATAAAAGTCGTCCAACGCCATTGAGACCATCCTGTCTGGGCTCTACACCAATCCGACAATTCTTGGATAACCTCGCTACGAGTTTGCAACTCGTAATAGCAATCAGACGTCTTTAGCATTACTCGTAGTAATCCGACCACTTGCCCATTGAGTAGTCGTCTCCGATTTCAACATCGCATCCAACAGGGCAACCGGGAATAGAAACTCCTCGGTCTTTTTGGACGTATCCTACTAGGGCTTCGCAGTATTCGTCGACTAAATCTTCACGAACCTCAGCCAGAATAGAGTCATGTACTAGAGCAAAGATTTTTGCATCCATTCCAGTACGCACAACGTGCTTTTGCATATCAATTGCCCCAAGCAAGTTAATATCAGAAGCAACGGATTGTACTAGGAAGTTGATTCCACTTCTTACTTCGTGTGATGCGATCCCTTGGTCTTTACTATGGGCGTTCGGCAACCTGCGTTTCCGACCAAGCTGACTGTAGATAAACGCATTTGCTTTGATGAAAGCAGCAGAATTATCTAGCCAGCTACGAAGATTAGGGAACGCTTGGAAGTAGTCTTTGATTACTTCTGTAGCCTCATTGATTGAGAACTCCGTTCCGGAATCTTTGGAGACCTGCCAACTAATTTTGGAAGGCCCAGCACCATACATAATACCAAAGGTTACTGCCTTAGCTTGCTGTCGCTTTGCTTTGTAAAGAGAGTCAACTTCTTCAACATCGCAAGGTAGTTTAAAAACTTGCTTTGCAATAGTTGAGTGAAAGTTACCTCCGGTTCGGAACACATCCATGAGTCCCTTATCTTTTGCTAGCACAGCAGCAACATATACTTCGGCAGTGGTCAAGTCCATTGCAACAATTTTATAGCCCGGCCTGGCTTTAATGCACCCTTTGACAGTGGGGTTGTCTCGGGGAAGCTGTTGCATATTCAACTTACCAGAAGAAGATAGACGACCTGACGTAGTACCGTGCAAATTAAAGTTTGTACGGAGTCTACCGTCCCGATCTAGATTAGGAATAATCTTATCTAGATAAGTCGTCTTGATCTTCATTTTTTGACGAATATCCAAAATTAGCTTGGGGACTTCATGCTGTTCAGCAAGTTGAGCAAGAACTTCTGCATCAGTGGAATCAGCGCCTGTACCCGTTTTCTTACCCGTTGGGGTTAAGCCAATGTAATCATACAAGAGCGTACGAAGCTGTGCAGTGCTATTCGGGTTAAAGTTTTTACCCTGTAGCTGTTCAAACTTTTTAACTTCTGGATATTCATACAGTTTAGCAATAGCATTCTCAATATCGTTTGACATTTTTTCCTGACCGAGTTTTAGACGATCAATGTCAAAGGGAACACCGTTAGATTCGATCTGCTTGAGAAAATTACAGCCAGGAATGAGAATATTTTCATACACCCAAGTTAGCTGCTTATTCTTACCAAGAGCAGATTTCATCTTTTGATATAATGCAAAAGTTACTACTGCGTCCATTGCAGCATACTTATACATAACCTCAAAAGGAATCAAATCGTAACTAAAATCTTCCTTGAGAATACCGTGCTTTCTACGATACTCTGCGGACCAATCTTCTAGCTCTCTTTCATAGTCGCCATAAGCAGTATGTTTTAGGGCTAGAGTTTTAAGTCCGTGCGTACCAGGGTTTTCATCAAACATATAGTGCATAAGCATCGTATCTTCAAAGTTAGGGAACTTGAAGTTAAAATGATACTCAAACCACTGCAAGTCGAATTTTGCATTGTGGAACACTACAGTTTTCTTGTTGAAAAGCTCTTGAAAGAGCGCTTCAACTTCTTCGTCAATAACTTCTACATCAATATATGCACCGTGATCGGGCTCATATGCAAGACAGACGCCTAGCATATACCCGTCCCGGCAAGCAAGTGCAGAAGTTTCTGAGTCAAGAGCAATAAAATCAAAAGGAGCGCTTAGCGCATTCTTTAAATACTTTACGCACTCTTCTTTAGTGCGAATACCGTAACATTTATCTTCTCCTAGCTGCTCTTGTTTTAAGTCACCAGATACATAGCCACTAATGCTTTCAACGGCTTCTTCAAAAGCCTTTTTGACTTCTGGCTTAAATTTAATAGCAGCAGGGTTTACCAGCCCTAAAAACTTTTGGTCAATGATTTTACCGTTATACTCGGTAATCGAGCTTTTACGAGTAAAATGCTTAAAGGGCTCCGATCCGACTAGAATAACCCAGTCGAAGGTATCAATATTAATATTAAGATCAACATCTTTCTTCATTACTTTCTTCACACTGCTGTCAGAGCAGAGTGCAAAGCGTTCAAACTCGAAAGGAAAATACTTGTCGAAGTTTACAGAAGAAGGTTTTGATTCAATAAGTGCAATTGACATTAGCCGTATAACCGTTTTTTCAGTCTGTTAATTTGATCTACCGTGAGATTACCGGGGTCGGTGTTCTCAGGCAGTGTGATAATCTGCACTGACAAATCCATTTCTTCAGCTAGAGTTTTTATCTGTTGTGCTGCTTTTTTACCGGCGGCATCAGCATCGAACATAATATCAATACCAGTTACACCTTGTAATTTAAGCAGAGACAACTTAACCCAATCAACCTGTTGAGTGCCAAAACAGCACACAGTATTTTTTAGTCCCTTATCCCAAAGGTTAAGAGCGTCAAAAATACCTTCAACTAGAATTACTCTGTTGCGAATGGGTTTTACTTTCGCAGGACATAACGGCATTTTTACTCCGTGAGGATAGATATAGTATTTACTCTCACTAAGTCCGCTAATCAATCTGCCAATGAGTGCTACGGTTTTTCCTCGCACATCACGAATCGGAAAAATGATTCGACCTTCAAACTTAGGAACATTCCATGTAAATGCCTGCCAGATTCGTAAGGTTTCCTCAGAGATATTTCTGAAGCCGCCTCCCTTCCACTCTATACGATCTTCTGGTAGTTTAATTCCTACTGTTGATGCACGGGTTTTTGCAATTTTATCTTTAATTCTATGAAGCCGCACTTCTAGAGGACTAGCCGGGGCTCCGAAGTAGGTAAAGATATTACCTTTAAAGCCACAAGAAAAACAGTGCATAGTTCCTGTAATTTTATCAACCCTAAGCGATGGATTTGAATCGTCATGCTCTGGGTTTAGACACTGAATAAGAGCGTCTCTTCCCTTTACGGAAAACTGTATTCC